CGCCTGTAGCTTTGGCTGGCGTGGTGCGTACAGACCAAGACGAGGTTGGCGTTGCGTGGATGGTGACAACCGATTGGGTTTACGACCACGCCACAACATTTCTGCGCCGCAGTGGTGACGTGCTTGAGCAAATGTACGAACACGGCGATTGGCTTACCTTCGTCAACCTAGTGCACACAAGCAATCAGCTTCACGAACGTTGGCTGACGTGGCTTGGCGCACAGTGGCACCCTAAGATTCAAAAGTGGAACGGCGCTTACTTCAAGGCCTTCTACCTGCACCGCGAGGATTTACGGCATGTGCACCGCAGTAGCTAGTTTTATCGGCCCGGTGGCTAACTTGGCGATGGCTGGGCAACAAGCCCGTCTCGCTGGGCAACAGCGTGCGCTGGCTGACAAGCAAGCAAGCGTTGAGCGCCAAATGCTGCTTGAGCAATACGCTGCGCAGCAACGGCAATACGAAACCAACAAGAAGTTGGCTCTTGATAGCTTCGCGCTACAGCAAGAACAGATTGACGAACAAACAGTAGAGAACGTCAAAGAGGTACAGCGCCAAGCGTTTGACCAGTTAGTTGCAGCACGTAACGTGCGCGGCACAACGCAAGCAACAAACGCCACTCTTGGTAGGTCAGGTGTTTCTGTGCAAGACACAATTGCTGCAATCAACGCAGAGAGCGGACGCAACGAAAACCGTTTGGCGAACCGGGCAAAGGCTATGCGGCGCTACGGCCAAGCACTCAAAGAGCAAGCGCGTGACGAGACCACTGCGCGTATTGCTAGCGTCTTGGAGCCGCGTATGTCGCCAGCACAAATCCAAGCGATTGAGGTTCGCAGACAAGCCGCTTACATCGGGGCGCAGCAGACGCAGCTACAGGCATTCGGTACGGCAATCGGCGCAGTAACCGGGTTCACCAACGCGTTTACAAACATCCAAAGCTTGCAGTCGCAGCGCAGCACTATGCAGCAAAGTAGCGCCATGACCATGCAGGGCTTGAACAACCAGATGCAGTACAATCAAGCAAACGCCGCGCTAGGTACGGCCATGACAAACGTGGCAGCGCGCAACCTTCTTAACTTCAATCCATACGGGCGGTAACAATGGTTGAATTTATCTCTCCAATCAATCCTGGTGCAGCACCCGTTGCACGGCGTGATAGCTACTTCCGCCCATTGCTTGACGACCGTGAAGCCAGCGCATTGGGTGAGCTTGCGCAGGCATACGGGCAACTGCGGCGCGCAACAGGTTCGTTAGCGGATAGCTACGGAGCGCTGGGCCAGCGGTTCAATCAGCTTAGCGGCGCGATTATGGAGAACCAGCGCGAGCAACTGCGTGGCGAACAGCGCCAGAAAGACTTGCAGATTCAACAGAAGCGCTTGGACTTACAGGAACAGCGTAACGCATTCGCTTTGCAAGCTGACAAGGAGCGCTTGCAGCTAGCCGTTCTGCGTGAGCAAGACGCGGACATTCGCGACCAGCTTACCGCTGCCGAAGAATTCAGCATTATGAACGCGCAAGGAAACAACGCTGCGTTTGCCCTGGGCGAAAGTGTGATGGCTGGCTTGGGTGCGTTCCCAACGGTCAGCAACGATATGTCGCAAGGCGGCGTTACCGTGCACAACACGGACATTGCGCCTGACCTTTACAATGCGATTGAGCAAGCAGGACGCACTAGCGGTGTGAACTACACCGTGACCCCAGCGGCAACACCAGGCAGTACGCAATACGCTGCGCTGGGGGAGCAAGTTGGCGTCAACACCCCAGCAAACCTTGAGCTTAATAACCCTGGCTTTATCAACTGGATTGCCGACGCGCCCGAAAGCGTGAAGCAAAAAGCCTACGACGTGTTTGGTGCGGACATTGTGTCTAACGGCACGGACCTGCTGAACTTAGACAAAGTGCAACGTGCCGTGCCTGCTTTCAAAAGCATGGAAGATGGCGTGCGCTATATGGGCTTCTGGGCGCAGTATCGTGGCGTCAGCGAAGGCTCCGTTGACCAAGCAGTGCGCCAGTGGTTTGGACTGAACCTCACTGGACCTGTTGAAGACACAAAGTTTGACGACGAAGAAAGCCGCCAAGCCACACTGCAAGCTTACAGGGACCGTCTAAGCATCATGCGCGACTTTGGCTTGGATGCAGACGCAGTGTTGTCTGACCCGGCGGCAAAGGCTGCATTTGTGCAAGGCACCATGCGCGCTGAAATCAGTGGGTACAACACAGACAAAATCTTTGAAGCCTTGCCCAACATGCCTTGGGGTCAACTGTTCAGCGAAGGACAAGCGGCTTTTAAAACAGGCAAGCTTGTTCGCAATACCGCAGGGTCCGCTGAGATTTTTGCAGGTAGTCGTGAGGCGTACGACCTTAAGCCTAACCAAATGCGGATTAGCTTGGACTTCAACAGCACGCCGGGAGCAAGTGGCGCGCTTGTTGTCATTCCCCCCAGCGCTACGCCGCAGCAGACAAAGCAAGCCAAGGCGTACGTGGACGGTGTGCAGAAACTTTTTCAAGAGTTTGGTTACGAAGGTTACACGCTGAGCCAAGGCAACGGCATCCAAGTCAGCGGCGGTGGCAACCGTGGGCTTAGCAACACGATTCACACTGAGCCGTTCTTTGCCGAAGACCCGATGGCCGTGCAAATCTTTATGCTGCCCGAGTTCCAAAAGCGGTACGCAAACCTGCTGATGCGCACGCTCGGTGCAATCGACGGGGCGGTAATCATGGCTCCGCACGAGGAAGGGCGCGAAGGTGCAGTGATGAACGTAGATGGTAACATCATCACGGAACGGCAGTTTGCGTTGGATACACTTATCCCTAACCTGCAAGCAATGCGGCAAGAGGGGCTACCAGGGAACAAGATTAACATTGCCGCAGACGACGGTGCGCGCCCGTTGGCAATGGACGGTTCTGACCCTAGTGGAAACGTGGCTGTGCAAGCGCTGGAAGGTTACGGCGTGGCAGTGAACGGCGGCGAGAGCGGAGACGCTATGACCGTTGGCTTCACAGATGACGCGGTTGCCGCAGCGCTTCAGACACAGCTAGGCGCTGACTACGCTGAGTGGTTTGCGGAGGACGGTTCAGCAAGCGCAGCGGTGGACGCAGTGCAAGCCGCAGGCGCACAGCTTCGCGCTGAGTTGAACATGTATCGCAACATCATCGAGAGCAACACGGGCGGCAAGATTGACGAACAATCGTTCCGTAACCTGCCCCACGTGCAGCGCGCCTACCAACGGTTTTACAAAGCGTTCGACAACGTGCAGTCCAGCATGCTCAACGCAGCGTTCCAAGACGCCAAAAACGAAATCAAGCTTAACTACGAGTACGCTGAACAAACTAAAATCATTCCGTTTATCGAAGACTTAAGCGGCAGCGAAATGAACCAACTGATTGCTAGACACGGCGAGCCAGTGGAAGTGTTCAAAGCGTTAATATCTAGCGAAAGCGGTTTAAGCATTGAAGAGATTGAAACGCATTTAGAAAACGGTGATCTCGCAAAACTGAAAGCGTGGGGTACGTTCACAGAAAAGCTTAGAGCTACTGCAAGAGAAAATAGTGACAATTACGCTATCAACGCAGTGCAAGTGGAAGTGCAAAGCGCGGACAAACGAGGTGAGACAAAAGCTGAGGCACTGTTGCGGCAACGGCCAATCGACATCAAAAAGTTTACATTAGATTTGCTTGGCGACTTGGAGTCTTACAGCGCGCTTTCAGAATCTACTGAGCTTAATGGTGCTCAACTAAATGATTTCACGCAGAAGCTAGGCACTTTGCAAGAAATAATGAGTAGCAAAGCCGTTACCGATTTGTTTGGCAAAATTCAGACGGGCAACGGGGGTAACACCTTGTTCCAAGATGCAGCAGACGTTCTAGAAACTGTAGGCGACTATCAAGAAAAAGCACTTAAGGAAACTTTTAACGCGGAACGTTTTACACAAGCTGTGACAGCCAACGGACCACTAGCGCCGTACGAAGTGTTAAGACAGGGAGAAGACGGGAAGCTTCGCACTGTCTTTAAAACCGAATTGTCTGCGGAAAAAGCGGCACGCAATCAGCTTTTGAATGAGCAAGCAAACGCAGCGTTAGCAAAAGAAGACGCCGGAATGTTGCGTGGTGTATTCGAACAAGCGCAATCGTGGGGCATGCCAGGATACGGTGCGACACTGCTAGATCAGCTTAACATCGAACCGGATGAACTTGGGCGCATGGACATGGGCCAGTTTAACCTGATCGTAGAATCTGCGCTTAGCGCAAACGTTGACATTGTTGAGACGTTCCAAGGCGACCCGTTGGCTGCACTTGCCGCGATGCGGGTACAGCAAGAGGGTGGTACTTTTGCAGACGCCGCGCTCGCAATCGACTCCATAGTGCAGAACAACATTGGGCAAGATACTTTGCAGTTCATCACGGACTTGCAGATTGGTGGCGTAGAGCCGCAGCTTGCCGACGTAGTGCGGCTGGAAGTTGTTACGCAAGCCGCAGAGCTTGGGCTGTTTGGGCGCAGCGCAGAAACACAGCAGAAAATCGCTAAGCTAACAAACGACGCGATGAACAAGACGCTTAAAACCAAGAGCATTTACATCGCAGACTCAAGCGGCGTGCTGTTCGACAACTTGTTTACTGACGTTTCTGCCCGGTGGGTGAACAAAGACCGCAACATGCTTTCACCAGTCGGTGACGCGCTATCAGGCATCAACGAACGCGTTTTTGGAACGCAAGATGTTTACGAAAAGAACGTGGCGCGCATTGTAGCTGGCGTTTTTGTTGAGAACTTTCGCGGACCACTAGAGGAAGCAGGGCGCAAAGACGCGATGAATGGCATTCTGGACAGCCTAGTTATTGGCGATCAGTCTGCCTACATCGCTGAGTCGCCTAAAAGCTTCATTGCACGCAACGTTTTAGTTGAAGGCAAGGAAGGTGTACCCGGAATTCAAGGGTTTGCACACTTTGACTTAGAGGACGCTGGCAGCACACGCGTGACCATTATAGAAGAAGACGGAACCAGTGCGCCTGCGTACTTGTTAAACACCACTAAAAGCTTCGTCAGAGAATACACGCAGCGGTTGCAGGCTACTGTGCAGCTAGCGGACGGGCGTGACTTTGTTGTGGACTTGGACCCAAAAGACTTGCATCCATTTCTGGGCGCGCAAAGCGTCGTAAGCTTGACGGGTTCTAACATTCTCAACAGTGAGCTTACGCAGACGCGGCGGATTGGCATGGAAAGCTCAATCGACACCGGGTCCATGATTGCCTACACGGTTCCCGAACAAGTCCTGCTTGACGCCTTGCCTGACGAAGCAACAGGCGAAATCAGCACAATCGACTTTTCGTATCAGTACGCAATGGGCAGTGAGACCGCAGCGTTTGCTGTGTCGCGTGCGTTGATTGACGAAGCAATTCACAACACGCAAACGCAAAGGGTTAGCCAATGACGTGGGTTAGTCAGTACGGGTACAAAGACCAGACCAACGAACAGGGCTTCGTAGGCGGATTTACTAGGTCTATGCAGTACGGCACCACGGCAAACGTCGTGCGCGCCTTGAACCTTAATCACGCACGCGAGCAAAACTTTACGCAGCGCTTGATTGCTCAGCGTGCTAACCCTTTTGCACAGCCAGCCGAAGAAACAGACGAACTGTACAACTTAGCGGCAAGCGTAGCGCGTGACCTTAAGCTAAGCCCAACGCAATTCAATGAGTTGCGCAGGGATACGCGGTTCCTTGCTAACGGGAAGTACGCCACGTTTGAGCAAGACGTGCGGGACCAAGGCGCGTACATTGCGAAGCGCGACAAGACAATGGAAGGGGTTGGCGTTGGTGCTTCACTTGTCGCTGGTTTGCTGGACCCCGTTGACTTGGGCGTAGCCGTTGCAACAGGTGGCACGGTAGGCGCATTGTCGAAAGGTGCGCGGCTCGCAAACTCTACGTCTTTTATAGGGCGGAAGCCATTTACGGCAGGCTTTGGTGCTGAAGCTGCTGTAGAGCTTGGCATGCAGCCAGGTCGCAGTGCGCTGAGCGGTCAGAACGAAATGGACGTGGCAAGCATTGTGGCAACCGGGTTGTTTGGCGGCGTGGGTAGCAGCATGATTGCAGCTTCTACGAGCAAGCAACTGCGCAACCTTGAGGCAGTCGCAGCGCTTAACTCAACTGAGCGTTCTGTTGTGCGCCTTGTTAACAGCGCAAGCGCAGGAGATGCGGCAACGCAACCTGTCCGCGTCTTCGGCCAAGACACTTTCTTAGGCAACGCTTACGAGTGGCTTAGCCCCCGGCGCAGCGCGCAGATGAGCAAGCTTGGTGAGGTCAGTGAGACTGCCCGGTTGCTTGGCGGCATTCTGCAAGAAACTGACGGCGGAGTTATTCGTGCGGGTGCACCTGAGTTTGAAGCAGAGGTGCGCTTGTTTGACGCTGAAGACGCGCTGGGGCTTGAGCAACTGCGGCAAAGCATGGCGGACGCGCTGACGGACACAGGAATAGACGAAGGTGACTTCCTCGTAGCAATTGAGCGCACGCGTCGGTTCCGTAACCTGGGCAAAGAAATCACAGCCGATGACTTGCGCATGGAACCCGAAGTGTTTGCCAAGCTTAAGCCACAGATTGACGAGGCGGCTGACCACTTAGACAAGTTCTACGAAAAGAAACGTGCACAGATGGTGGAGAGTAACATCTACCAAAGTGACATTCTCACCGAACTAAACGGCCAAACGTACAACAAACGGGCGTTCAGTCATCGCAACATAATGCTACTGGATGACCTGCTTGAGCGCGAAAAAATGCACAAGCTCATCACAGGCGCAATCGTGGCAAAGCAAGGACTGCCCAAAAAATACTTGGCGCGCAAGGTTGCGCTGGGTGACGTTAAACTTGATGGCGTGCGCATTGACGATTTCGGGGATGGCGCAACGATTGAGTTCAAGACAGACTTTATCCTTAAGAACTACGACGCAGAGATTACAGCCAAGGCTCAGACGTACATGAACCGCCTTGGGCGCGCATATTACGACAACGTTGTGGACCGGGTACGCAACGCACGAGAAGGCCGGATTGATTACTTTACAAGCGACGACCTTGAGGAAGAAATTGTTGAGGCGTTGCTGCGGGAGTTTAAGGCTGACGCAACCGACGTTGAAGCCGCAGAAATGGCAGAGCTTGTCACGAACATTTTGGTGCGCAAGCAGCGTCCAAACAGCAAGCGGCCAGACGCAGATTTTTTGAACAGCAAGCTAGGGCTAGACGACACGTTTAGCATGTCATTGCGTGAGCTTGGGTTTAGCAACGCCGACGTGACGCGGTTGTCTGCAAGCTTAGACGAAACGCTGGGCAACAGTCGTATCAGCAAAGGCGACCAGATTAGCTTTGAAGACCTGATCGTAAGTGACGCGCTGAACCTGGCTAACTCTGCCCGTTGGGGTGCGAACAGACTAAGCGTGCTGGGCAAGCGCGGCATTCTAAAAGAAGACGACACCGTAGCAACCAAAGTGCGGCGAATGCGCAAGCAATTTGAGGACTATAAGGAAAAGGCAAAGAAGCGCGGGACGAGCGCTAAGACAATCCAGCGTGAGAAGCATCGTGTTAATCGCGGCATCTTTGACTTGATGACTGCGGCAGGGCGCAACCCGAACCGGGCGTACGACGAAATGATTGACGTTGACCCCGTAACGCGCAGCCAAGTAGCAGGCTTTGATTCTGCATTTGGACAAATTACCAACGGCGCACGCAACCTGACGACCGCAGTGTTCCTGCCTCAAGTGATGTTCGCGCAGATTCCTGAGTTTGTGCAGGTAGCTTCAACGGTAGGGTTAGGTAATGCGAAGTTCTGGAACGAAAACTTCAGTGTGCTTAGCGATCTTAAACGCGCAAACAAAACTGGAAAGTTCGACACGCAGACAGCGGAAGACATGGTGTTCGTGGCTGGGATTGACCCTACTAACTCGCTGTTCCGCTTTGACCGCCCTGATCTAAACATGCGTGCGGAAGGTCAGACAAAAGCTGCGCAGTTTTACAACATGACAAGCAGGGCGCGAGAGTTAAGCATGACGTGGAACTTATTGAAGCCTATCACTATGTTAATGCGTGCGTTAACGTATAGGCGCAGCGTTGCTAACCTGTTCAAAAGCGCTAACGGCAAGAATAATCCTTTCGATGAATATGACCTTGGCGTCATTATGAACCTGCCCGAAGGACCACGCCGGGACTTAGCGTACGATCTTATCAAGCGGTTCGCAGAGGTAGACGCAGACACAGGCACCGTGCGCAGCCTGCGGACTGACCTTTGGCACGACGTGAGCGACGAAGCGTCCATGCTAGCCGACGACCTTGAGCTACGCCTCAACGAGTTTGCGCACAGGCTTGTGCAAGAAAGCAGCATGGGTATGTCCCCGGCGATGCTGCAAGGTGGCCTGATGAAATACTTTACGCAGTTTATGACGTACAGCTTGAACGCGTTTGAGAAGCAAGCTGTACCGTTGAACGCCAGGGTGCGCAGTGGCAACGCAAAGAAAGCGCGGCTGATTCTGTACGGCGGCTTGGGCGCAAGCATGATGATGTACCTAAGCAAGCTGTACGTCAGCACGGCGGGGATGAGCGAAACCAAACGCCGCGAGCGGTTTGAAAAAGGTTTGCACCCGGCACGTGTCGCGCAGATGAGCATTAGCTACATTCCAGCGATGGCCGCACCTATGACATTCGTTGCACCAATGTTGCAAATCATGAGCAACGCTGGGCAAGACACGCAGCTTAGTCGTGGTGCCATTCCCACGGCCCCTACCCTGCAAGCCGTAACGGGGCTGTTAGACAGCATGCAAGGCGTCAAGCGCCTTATGACTGGCGACCCGACAGAGTATTCGACTACGCAGCTCATGCGTTATATAACTATGGGTGCGAGCCAGCTTCCATACGTGGTGCCATTTACCAATTCAGCATCCGCTGTAGTGGCAGGTGAGGCACCGTCTTTTGGCCCTAATGCCATGACACCAGCAGAGGAACAGTAACATGGCCTATACGCCAAACACTTACAGCACAGACGGAAGCGTGCGCGACTTTAACATCACGTTTCCTTTCCTGCGGGAAAGCGACGTACGCGTAACTGTATTCGATAGCGTAGGAAATGAGTTATCGAACACGGCGGACTACGACGTAGCGATTCAGAAACCAGACGCAACCTTTCAAATTCGCGTCGTTGCATACGGGACGATCAACAACGTAGATGGCGGCACCGCTTTAGCATCCGGTTACACTGTTACGATCAGCCGCGTTACGGACATATCAACGCTTATCACTGTGTTCCAAGATGGCGCATCACTGCGTGCGGAAGACATTAACGCGCTAATCTCGCAGATTAACTACGCGCTTGAGGAATTCGGGCAAAACACTACGACTGCCCTGGGCAAGAACATTACGCAAACCGCGTGGGACGCAACGAACCTGCGCATTACGAACCTCGCGCAGCCGACAGCCGACAACGACGCGATGCGCAAAGTGGACATCGACAGCGGCATTGGCCCGGACATTACGACGGTGGCGGGGATTGCGGCAAACGTGACGACAGTAGCGGCGGACACAGCGGACATTGGTACTGTTGCGTCAGACATCACAGGCACCAACACGATTGGTACGGTGTCGAGCAACATCGCCGACGTGAACACAGTCGCAACGAACATTGCCAACGTGAACACAGTGGCCGCTGACACAGCCGACATCGGGACCGTTGCAGCAGACATTCAAGTGGGCGGACCTGACAACATCGGCACAGTTGCCACTGCAATCGGTGACGTGGGCATTGTCGCTGGCATTAACGGACAAGTGCAGACAGTGGCCGGGGCAATCGCTAACGTCAACACGGTCGCGGCTGACACGGCGGACATCGGGACCGTCGCGACCAACATTGCGTCAGTCAACACTGTTGCCGGAATCAGCAGCGACGTGACAAGCCTCGCGCCACAGGCCAGCAACATTGGAACCCTGACGCAAGCTGCTAACCTGACTGCGCTGCAAAACGCACAGACTAACGCACAGGCGGCACAGGCTGCGCTCAACCAGCTAAACAACAAGTATCACGGCAGTTTCACGAACGTGAACAACGATGATGCTGAAGTTGAAGCGGACATTGCAGGTGACGCGAACCTGACGCTTGAGGCAGGCGACCTGTACTTCGACACGACAAACTCAAAGCTGCGCTACTACGACGGCTCTAACTGGTACAACGCAGCAGCCGCGCAGGTCATCAATACGACCAGTCTACAGAACGTGGGTGACGTAAACGCTTACTCGGGACTGACCACTAACGACTTCCTAAAGTACGATGGCGCTGGATGGCAGAATGTAAACCCGACAGCCGTGCGAACAGCTATCAACGTCGAGGATGGCGCAACAGCCGACCAGACGGGCGCTGAGATTAAGACTCTTTATGAGGCTGAGGCTGACACTAATGCCTTCACCGATGCTGAGAAGACTAAGCTCTCCGGTATCGAAGCGAGTGCCACGGCGGACCAGACGGGCGCTGAAATCAAGACGGCTCTATTCGCTGAGAGTGACACTAACAATCTCACGGATGCCCGTCTGACTACCCTCAATAATGCAGCCACGACTGGCAAAGCAATCGCTATGGCAATAGTATTTGGATAAGGAACTACAACAATGGCAAACCCTAATATCGTTGGCGTCACCACGATCAACGGAAATAACGGTAGTATTCAAGTTACGAGTACCGCTGCTCATTTGGTCCGTAACAGCTCTGGCAGCGGCAAGGTCTACAAGATCAACCAGATTTACGTTAGCAACGTGGACACGGCGGTTGCTGACGAGGTGATTGCAACTTTGGTTGACGACCCCACGGGGACGCCGACCACGCGCCATATCGCGAAGAACGTTTCGATCCCCGCAAAGGCGACGTTGGAACTGTTAAGCGCGCCGTTCTATCTCAAGGAAAACCAAGATATTCAAATTGCTGGCGTTGCGGCTTCCGGTGATCTTGAAGCGGTCGCGACGTGGGAAGAGATTAGCTAACCATGTATGGACGCAATAGAAACGCGAGGCTCCTGACCGGGGGCCTCGTAGGTGTTCCGCCGGGGTACGGCGACGAGTATTGGGATGATGTGACGTTACTGCTTGACGGCTCTGGAACGACAGACCTTTCAACCGCCTCCTCGACAGTAACGCCTAGCGGGTCTGGCTATACGACTGGCAACATTTCCGGCGCTAAATTCGGACAGTACATCGACCTCCAGAACAGCGGATATTTTAACGTAGCTTTAGCGTCAGCTCTGGGCGTTAGCGGTGATCCTTTCACCGTTGAAACGTGGGTATATTTTGACGTTGATGGAAACGACGGCGTGTTCCAACTCTACGAGCCGGGTGATACTTTAAACAGCACACCGGTCGATGGCACCCAGAGCCTTGCAGTCGCCCGTAAAAATGGCACGTGGACAGTCTATAATGGTACAGGGACAGTCAACAGTATTGCCTCCGCAGCACTCAGCACATGGCATCATGTAGCGTTGGTCTATGATGGCTCAGCCTTGGTGTTTTACGTAAACGGCGCGGCCCTGCACACCGAAAGCAGCTGGACACCTAACGGCACGGGCTACCCCAATATTGGGATAGGCGGATACTACGACACAACAGTCTTACTAGATGGCTACATCGAAGACTTCCGAGTGACCAAAGGAGTAGCCCGGTACACCAGCAACTTCACCCTGCCAACTGCGCGTTTTCCCACCAATGCACCCATTGTTGGACGCCGGGGGGTTGGAACAGAAGCCACCCTCCGCACCCGTGGTTATATCGGGGCGGCTCCTGCTGGGGGTGGCATAGACCCGGCGGACCACTTCAAGGCGGTGGCATTCACGGGCAACGGCGCATCCCAAAGGGCCGTCACGGGCGTTGGTTTTCAGCCTGACTTTATCTGGCTTAAAAGCCGAGACAACGCGACTTCACACCAGATCGTTGACGTTGCCCGTGGTGACACTAAAGCCCTGCTAACCAACTCTACGAACGCAGAAGGTGACACTCAAACGGAGTTTGGTGGTGGCGGGGTCGAGACCATCGACGCTGATGGCTTTACGCTGGGTGATGGTGTAAACAACAACAACAACTTTAATGGCTCGGGCGACAAAAGTATTGCATGGTGCCTCAAGGCTGGCACTGAGGCTGGTTTTTCGGTCGTGACGTACACCGGGAATGGTAACACTGCCAATGTAACTCACGGGCTAAGCTCCAAGCCCGAGTTCATAATCACAAAAATGACTTCGTCAGGTACTTCACAGTGGATGGTTTACCACAAAGACTTGAGCGGTAACGCTACAGGTGACAACCCGTATAACCTTTATTTGAATGGTACTAGCGAGGAGTTGGACCTAAGTGCATGGGGAACATACGAAAACATCACGTCGTCAACGTTCCCTGTCAGTCGCCAAAGCACCGCAACCGCCCACAACAACAACAGCGGTAGCGAGTATGTCGCCTACTGCTTCCACAGCGTCGAAGGCTTCTCAAAGGTCGGTAGCTACAGCGGGTCAGCCTCTAGCACGACCAGCACCTCTGAAAACAATTACGTAGAACTAGGGTTCCGCCCTGCGTTCATCATGTTCAAACGTGTCACCAATGCTGACGATTGGATCATCGTTGATCATGCTAGAGACACGGACAACACCACCACCACACGTCTGCGGGCTAATACCGCCGCAGAGGAAGACAGTAACGCCTACGCCTTGGTTGATTTTAACGCTAGTGGGTTCACACTCCGGGGTGGTAACGCTGGCCTGAACTATACGGGCAACGACTACCTCTACCTCGCCTTCGCCGAGAGCAACACGCTTAGCGGTCCGGGCGGCGGCATGCTGACCCTCTACGACCGCTACATTGAAACCCTCTCCTAACACGGACGACACAAACAAAAGGAACCAAAGACGATGACAGAAAGTAAATCATGGTACGCCAGCAAGACCGTCTGGGCCGTGTTGGTCATGCTTGGCAGTGTGGCCGCACGCAATCTTGGCGTAGACCTTGGGCCATTCGAGGACGAGATTGCCGCGCTGATACTTGATGGTGTTGCGCTTGTGGCTGGGGCTGTTGGCCTTTGGGGTCGCATTGCGGCGACACGTAAGCTCACTGGATAACGGAGGTGCAAGTGACTGAAGCGGAAATCGCTGCAATCGCAGAGCGTGCTGCTAAGCAAGCCGTCGATGAAACGCTTCGGCGCTTGAACCTTAGCGACGACGAAAGCGGCCAAGACGTGCATGACCTACGCGAACTGTTGTCGTCTTGGCGTAGCGCTAAGCGAACTATGTGGACCACTGTAGTTCGCAGCATGACCCTGTTCGCACTTGGCATGTTGGCTCTAGGCGTCGTCATGCAAGTGCGTAAGAACCTCGGAGAATAACATGGTAGATAACGATAAAACTCTGCACGACCTACACAATGCGTTGGCGCATGACCTGCTTGTGCGCATCGAGTCAGGCGAAGCGACTGCGCAAGAACTAAGCGTGGCCGCAAAGTTTCTAAAGGATAACCATATCGAGTCTGTGCCGAAGCCAGACAATGACCTGGGCAAGCTCATGGAACGCATGCCGCAGTTTGACGATGAAGCCCCCGCAACGTTTAACTAGGAGTTAACGATGAGCCTATACCGTAATATGAACGCTAGGAAAAAAGCGGGTACAAGCCGCAGCAAAAAGAACAGCACCGTGTCTGCTAAGACGTACAAGCAGATGAAAAACAAAACAGGTGGGTTCCGCAAAAAGTAACCCCGCGACGGAGAGAACAATCGCGGGGTTAGGTTTTGGAGTTTGAATCTTGGGAGGACTCAATGATGCAAAACTACTGAAGCGGCACAACATCAATGCCGTAGTAATACTTACGCAGGCGCATGGAACTTGTCAACGGACGTATTTAAAAAAGACTTCAGAAAATTCCTTTGGCTCGTATGGAACCATATCGGACTACCCGACCCCACGCCTGTCCAGTACGACATAGCCAACTACATTCAATCCGGGCCTAAGCGTAGCATCATTCAAGCATTTCGCGGTGTCGGCAAATCGTACGTCACTAGCGCCTACTCTGCGTGGATTTGGCTTAACGACCCTAACGCTAAGGTATTAGTCGTGTCCGCGAGTAAAGAACGTGCCGACGCATTCTCCACGTTCACCCAGCGGATTATCTCTGAGCTACCGATTACGCAGCACTTGCAGCCAAGCCCTGACCAGAGAAACAGCAAAGTAGCCTTCGACGTTGGCCCCGCAGTCGCCAGCCACGCCCCTAGCTGTAAATCCGTTGGGATTACTGGCACGATCACCGGAAGTCGCTGCAACTACCTTATTGCCGACGACGTAGAAGTGCCGAACAACAGCGCGACTCAACTGATGCGCGATAAGCTCAGCGAGCTAGTCAAAGAGTTTGATTCGGTGCTTTCGCCAGGTGGCCGCATCATCTACCTCGGGACACCGCAGACGGAAGACAGCCTGTATACGCGGCTGCAAGAACGCGGGTACAGCACGCGGATTTGGCCTGCGTTGAAGCCCAGCGCGAACGAGGAAGTTGGCTACGGCGGCACACTTGCGCCATACGTCAGTGACCTGGACATACCCGCAGGTAGCACGGTGGACCCTGATCGCTTCTCCGAGACAGACCTTGCAGAACGCCAAGCGAGCTACGGGAAAGCTGGGTTCGCGTTGCAGTTCCAACTCAGCACAAGCATGTCGGATGCTGATCGTTATCCTCTAAAGATGCGCGATGTTTTGTTCATGCCGTTAGACCCTGAGACTGCACCAATGAGCCTGACGTGGGGACCGATAGACGACCGCATGATACGCCACTTGCCTAACGTGGGCATGAAAGGTGACGGCATGTACGAACCTATGGCCGTCAGCAATGTTACTAGCCCGTACACGGGGAGCGTCATGGCGATTGACCCCAGCGGACGGGGGGCAGACGAAACAGGCTACGCAGTGGTTAAGATGCTCAACGGCTACCTGTTCGTTCACGAATGCGGAGGCCTCAAGGGGGGCTACGACGAAGACACACTGACACTCTTGGCGAACATCGCAGAACGCAACAAGGTCAACGCCGTGATAACGGAGAGTAACTTTGGGGACGGTATGTTCACTGAGCTTTTCCGCCCGGTCCTTCATCGTTCTCACAAATGCTTAGTCGAAGAGGTACGGCACAGTAAGCAGAAAGAACGCCGGATGATTGACACCTTGGAACCCGTCATGATGCGCCACAAGCTCGTCGTGGACCCCAAGGTTATCGAGAACGATTACCGCAGCGCCAATGCCTACGAGTCCACTCAACGCCTAAGCAAGATGCTTGTCTACCAGATGACGCGATTGACCTCCGAGCGAGGCGCGCTGCGGCACGATGATAGAATCGACGCGCTTAGCATCGCAGTCGCGTACTGGTCCGAACAGATGGCCGTGGATGAAGCCAGGGGTATCGCCCGTCAGAAACAAGAGGCTTTAGACAACGAGCTACGCAAGTTCATGAAGTCTGCGGGTAAGAACGCGCCCCGGCCCCGCTGGGTTGATCTCTCAAGGTAATACACCGCGCTTATACAGACGTAGTAAGAACACCGCGCTTATACGGGCGTAGCAAGAACACCGCGCTTGCGCACTGAAAGTCTGCCAAAGAAAGAACACAAGCAAAGAACACTTAATGCTTAAGCTTAATGTTTAATCTTTATGCTTACTCTCTTTGATTTGGAATTTTGGAAGAACTTACGTTGTACTAATCACTGTGCTCTAGCATACGCCTGTAGAAGCGCTGTGCTTTTGCTACGCCAGTATAAAGCGCGGTGTGCTTTTACAAGGGCAGAAGCATTAAGTACGTGAACGCAAGCTAGCCGTTTTTTTCTCGCATGTCAAATCGAATTAGTTGCAAAAATGTGAGCGCTAGTTCTAAGAGAGCGCCGCGTCGTGACCCCCCCGCTACCCCCTGTTAACGATGCGATTATGCGCCACGCCACGGAAAAACCTAACGTTTACAATGACATAACACGCATTGTTAGTGCGTTGTGCAGCGATCTAGTGCACTTGAAGCAACATATTGACGTAGATTAATGCGTAAGGCTTAGCGCGAGCCCCATGTTCACTTTCCCGCTTCACCTGCCCGTTCACTTGCCCGTTAACCTGGGCGCGCACCTGGTCGTAGGTAGTGACGTAAACTTAACGTATGCGATCACGAAAACGATTGACTTAATGAAAATAAGCAAATAGGGAAGCAAGCGGCGATATCGCAATGTATGCGGTGTCGTCACTAACATTAAGGAGAGAACATCATGCGAAAAATTTCACGATACACAGTGATTGAACGCAACGCCTACAATGGGCGCGTCAATGCCATTACTGCTAATCTGACTGAAGACCAAGCGCAAAGCCTTGCGCGTGAAATAGTGGACGCAATGGTTGAATATGACGTTCAGCACAGCGCGCACCACGTAAGTGAAGAACGCCTAGCGGAATTAGAGGATAACGCATGGGATTGCGTGGAAATTATCTGCAAGGTTAACGGGGGGGAAGCGTAATGGTTTACGAACTTAAACTGCGTGCACGTCACGCTGACCGCCGCGACTACGTGGCCCATATGCAACGAGACTTCGCACGCAACGGGTTTACCGCGCCGCCGCTCACTGTCTCGCAGATTGTGCACTGTTGGCGTTCTGGTTTGGACCACGATCGCTGCTATGGCGTGGGCTGTGACGTGCACAGCGGGTACACGTTTTGGCGTGCTGTGCAAGTGAACGGGGGGGATGCGTAATGACTAGCCTTTACGAACACGTTGACCACATTCGCAAGCTTATCCGGGATAAAGACTGGACAAACGGCATGACGCCTAGCGACTACGCTTCCGAAGAAGACTACGACGAAGCAAACACCGCGTGGGCGTGGTTGTCAGACGTGCTGGACATTGAATGGATTTGCTACAATGACAAAACCTTTAAGGGAGCGCGGCTATGGGTAGCACTTGGTGGCCCCAATATCTGCGTCAATACCATGACTAACGAAGTAGAAGGCTACTGGCTACTTGAACCCGTAAAGCTTTACTTCGGACAGAATAACGAGCTTGAAGACGCGTGCCGTGAACTATGGGAATGCACCTAAACGCGTCACTAACTGCATGCGTGGGCGTAACACATGCGTCCACGCGCATTTAACTATGGAGAGAACGATAAATGTCTTACGAAGAAAAGATTGAAGCACTTGCTTCTAAGATTAACGAGATTGCAGACGCGCACGTTGAATACGAAACGACGCACAAGGACGCGCTGGACGGTTACACGCACTTGGCACAAGAGGGAGACTGGACGTATTGCGACAACGATGCACGTGTTGCACAGCGTGCGCGTGACTTGGGCTTGTCTGTGCCGGAAGAAATGGAAGACGTACTAGGTGACGCGTGCCTTGAGCGCATTACGTGGCGCTTTGATAGTCAGTATTTCGGAAGTAAACCGGAAGACCTAGGCGGGTTTACTATTGGCGAGATTGAAACGCAGATTGAGTATGAAGCTTTGCCTGCGTGGTTCACTGACAAGTCACCCGAAGAACAGCGTTCAATCATTGAAGACGTGAACCGCGTTTGTGAACATTACGTTCAAGGCACAAGTGGGTGCACGCAGTGGGCGGCACTCTTAGTTTACAGCACAGTGGACGCCGCTGTTTTCTATTCACTGTCAGACAAGGCACTGCGCGAAGCGCACGCTGAAGTCATGGGGGATGCGTAATGTACCACCGTTATCTGTCAGCCGACGAAACTTTAGACTTGTTTCAGAAACATCTCGCTGAACACGTGGAAAATTTAAAAGAAGCGTTTGAGTGCGAAGTGCCCAGCGATCATGATTTAGAAGCAGCCTGCCTGCATTTAAGCGAAGCAATATCGTTGCGCGATAACGTGCGCGATTTACGTGGGCTATTAATTTGGGCGGACGAACAAAAAGCCAAGCGTAAGGCTGAAGCAAGGGGGGAAGCGTAATGTTGAACCCTAACTTGTCACCTAAAGACGTTTCGGAATTGTTGCGCAAGCACTTGTCTGACCACGTGGAAAACGTGAAGCAACACCGCTTTGAATATGCGGGATACGAAGAAGAAAACATTGAAGAAGACTGCGCGTACTTAACCGAAGCAATATTGTTGCGCGATAACTTAGCCGAAATAAGTGAGCTATTTTCAGAACTCGCGTTATTTTCTGAAGGGGATGCGTAATGTTTTTTATCGTGACTTGGGTAGAAGACGACGGTGCAACAGATAGCTGGGAAGCCTTCGATTCAATGGAGAGTGCGCGTGCGCTTTACGACAATTTAGTTGAACGCGGTTTTCATACTGTGTCGCTGTGTAAGCCTATCGTTTCAACCGACTACGCTTGCGACTAAACCCATGCGTAAACGCACGTAAACCTAAAGGGAAAACAATTTGAACCCAAACTTGAGAACCCCGAAGCGTGCGCAGGGCTTAGCCTTGCGCGGCGCACCCTGCTTTGTCTGGTCTGTCCAGCATCGCCGCAAGTTTAACCTCATTACTGTCTGGCTAGAGCCGTGGTTTGACCGAGACGCAAACGACTACGTGTTTGACGTGGTGGACGTGTTCACCCGTGCGGGAACCGCTGAGTTGCGCCGGGTGCCACGCCGGGACACCGAAGCGGTGCGTCGTAGCTGCTACCGCGTGCCGTGGGCGTCACTACCCGACGACGTGATGAACCTCATTCATGAACAACGGAGCCGCTTACACGATGACTAAGGTGCAAC